TCGAAGTACGGATCAAGGTCAGGGGAGTCGGCCGCGTCCCACAGCGTCGAACTGAGGTTGATCGCGGCGACGAGTGCTGCCGGGTCCGCCACAGCAGAGACGCCGACGATGAACTCGAACGCTGCGGGGGCAGCAGCTACACCCGTGAACGTCTCACCGACTGTGGCGTTGATGATACCGTCAGAAACGATGACCGTATCGCCAGTCGTGAGGGCTGCCGCGAACGCGATGAGAATAGCCTGAGCTACACCACCTGTCGGGTTGTTGACCAACTGGTCACAGTGGAGCACCAGTTCCTTCCAGGTGACGCCCGTGGTGACCTGTTGATCGACGTACGCCTTGTGGGCTGCGTCGGTGCCCGCTACCGGGTCGGTGACAGGCAGCGTGACGTTTCCACTGGCCTGTCGCTCGACCAGGGTACTCCCGGCTGCGGTGGGACCAAACGCCTTCTCGATGACTGCGGCGCCAACGGTGCCGACGACGGTGTTGTTGGTGCCGGGCTCGTGGTCGATTGTCGAAGCGACCCCGTGTGATTGGGTGTGTGCGGTCATCTAGCTCCCTTCCTAACAGGTCAACTCAACGAAGAACAAGGTACCGCCCCTGTTCCTCACGAGGTACTGCTGACTGGTCGTTGTGTTGTACCAAAACCCCCATCGGCCTGTGGTGATGTCCCCAGTGCCGATGGAGGCTGTCTCGAAACTACCCACGTAGTCCGCGAACAAGAACTGAATCGTGGACCCAGCTACCGAGACGATGGAACCGTTTGGCACCTTGATGTCGTCCACGGGGTCCACGTCTGGTGAACCGTCAAGCTCACGCACACGCAAGCTGCCACCGCTCCCCGCCAAGATCAACGCTTGAAGCGAGTCGTCAAGCTCCTCGAAAGCGACCTGAGTGCCGCTGGGGCTAAACGGGTCACCAGCGTCGATGGGCTCGCGCGGATAGTAGGGGGGGATGACCTCACCCAAGTTGGTGCCGATGCACCGACCCTTCTTCGCCTGCTCCGCCGCGATGACCGCATTGCGGTTCGCTAGAGCCTTCTCAGGCTCAAATCGGTAGTCACGAATGATGCGGTTTGGCGTGCCCATGGTCTAGCCGATATAGCCTGGAGGCGGAACGGACATCATGGACGCCTTCAACTCGTCCTCGACTTCCTTCCACTCCTCACGGCTCTCACTGCGAAGCTCCGCCGCGTCCGTCTGGATCTCCCCGCCTGGTCCCTTGATTGGTCCCTTGGATCCGAGCGTGCGGGCGAGCATGTACTTCGCCCGCGCCAACGCCGCCTTGAGGAACATACTGACCTGATCGTAGGGGATCTCTTCCAGCTTCATCTCGCGGGTGGCGAGGAGCATCAGGCGCGTATCGCGGCCAGGGCTGCTCACGTAGACCTTGCGGTCGGACGGGTTCCAGTACCAGTCGGGACGCGATCCTGTGAGGCGCTCATAGCGCCGCTGAGCGACCTGAAGCTGGAAGAAGAGACGTGGCCCCTCGAACCCCCACCGGAGGTAGTAGCCCTCCAGGAAGCCAGCACGCGGCCCCAAGATGCGCCGGTCCGCGTCAGAGAATTCACCGCGTACGATGCGTCGAATGTAGAAGTCGCTCGCTGGGTTGGTGTGCGCTTCGTCGGAGAAGAAGCTGATGACCACAGTCTCGGCGGCTGGAATGTCGAACGGGAACCACTGCCTGCATGGGCGATAGCGGTTCCACAGTTCGAGTGCGCGACGGAGGGCGGCGTCGAGTTGGTTGGCGCTCAACTCGGGGTCAACACCGTCACCGCCTAGCTCCTCCAGGATGCGACGGCGCCACTCGCTGCGCGTGTACCCTTTGGTGCCTGCCTTGGTGTTGTGTGGAATGGCCGAGCCCGGCACCGGGTTCTCGGAACCGGACTCAGACATTCAGCTACTCCTCGTCGGGCAGTTCGATGCCGTGGTTGATGCCGAGCTTGTCGCCGACGAGCACGCGCATCAGGTCTCCGGTGACGAGGTGATCCGCGTCAACGTACTCCTCCGGGACGAGATCGAGGTACGCGCACCAGGCACGCAACTCATCGACCTTGGCCCTGACGAGCCGACGCTTGCTGGTGGGGAGCGGAGGGTCGCACGGCACGTCCTCAGCCTCCACTAGCTCATCTTCCGTGGCCTCTGGCTCAGTGGTCACGGGCTCGGGCTCGGGGGCCTCCACCGGCTCAGGAGCAGCCTCCTCGACGGGCTCCGTGATAGTGGTCACGGGCTCCGTGGTCCTGACCGGCTTCGCAGGTACCTGCGGGGCTGGTGCGCCCTGCTCCGCGACTGCGATGTCCTCCAGACTCGGGCGCTGCGTGGACGGACCAGCGACACGATTGCCACCAGGCATCACAGGCACACCCTCGTCATGCGCGAGCGCACGCCGGTTGGTGGTGATGTCCTTCGCGTCACGCGGCAGGGTAGCCGCCTGATCGCCGGGGAGCGCCTTCTCGGGCACGTTGCCGACAGCCCCGAGCGCGTCGGGGATAGCGCTGAGCACGGTGGGCTCAGGCGAGGTGCCCTTGCGGAAGGTGCCCTTGACTCCACGGGCGTCATGGTCGCGACCGTGGGACATGATGACGGTTCTGCGCATACCAGCGGGCATGACTAGATCCCCTTGGCGGCCCGCTGGAGCGGCGTCATGTCGCTGTGCGGGTTGTAGGGGTTGCCCCGCGTGGCGCTGGGATCCTCGCTGCGCTTGCGCGCCTCCTTGATCCAGTCCTCAACCTCGACGCCGATGCGGATGTCGCGGATCTTGTTGACCGCCGCCAAGCGCGCGGGGTCCACCTGACGGAGCGGCAGGAGCCCAGGCATCTGGGAAACGAGCGAGATGTAGTAACTACCTCGACGCCGGTCACCGACCTCGACGCGCTGGGGATCGTTGACGCTGGCTGGGGCTGCGATCAACAGATCGCTGCTGCCGACATTGATGACCACATTCTCTGGAGCGTCCTTCTCGGTGTACTCGTAGAGCTTGGGGTCGTCCTTGCTGCTGGTGATCTTGGGCATGGTGCCCATCTCGGTCTCAGACATGCGGGGCCTCCTTGTTGGGCCTTCAGTGTAGCGGATCAGTCACCGCGAGGCGACGATTGTGTCAGTGCATCACCAGGTCAGCAGCCAGACGGCCCATACGTCGCCTTCCTCACTCGTGCCCGAGTCGTAGGCGCTAGCGCTAGACGGCTGCGCACGCTCCATACGCTCGACCCACTGCACGACCTGGCGCTTGGACCACTCGTGGGGGACAGCAACGAACTCAGGGACCTCAGCACCAGGCCCGGAATCGTTGTAGGTCATCACAAGCGGCTCGTCAGCGAACTCAACCTCCAGCCGCCTGCTAGTCCACCCATTGCCGTAGCGCTGGCGAGCTTCAATCAAGCGCCGGATCCCTGTGATGTTCGGTTGCATACTACGATCCTACTGTGCTGTACGTGAGCACGGGACAGGAGGTGAACCCCCCCTGTCCCACGCATCTGACCGCATCAGTCGATGACCAATGCGTGGCCATCGTTACCGTTAGAGGTTGACGAGTTGGCCAGTCGCGATCATGTCGGAGTCAATTACCTTGATGGTATACTCCGACAGTAGTGCAAAGTCTTTACGGAAACCTCGCACGTGGACCGGGCTCTTGTAGAGGGGGACGTAGTCACCCTTGATCGCGGCGGTCGAGACGAACTCGGGGCCGCGATAGGTCAGGAGGAACTGGTCGCGAGGGTAGGTCGGGTCGATGAACACGTCGATGTCGTGGTCGGTGAGCCGACCCAGGAAGCGCGGACCAGCGATGCCGTCGTTGGCGTAGCGCTGACCCTGCCAGCCGTCCTGGAAGGCGATGGCGAAGGCGATGCTCGGGTGGATCACCATGACGTTGGGCCGAGTCGTCTGAGTCGCCTCGTAGACCAAGTCCTGGAGCCGGGTGATGAACAGGTGCAGCGTCTTCAGGTGGTCGCGGTAGCTGACCCCGGTGGGCGCCGTGTTGTCGAAGACGATGGCGCCGCCCGTGGCCTGCTTCCGTAGCTCGTTGACGACGTGCTTGAAGACCTCCTGGCTGATGAGGCGGGCTCCTGCCTCAATGATGGTTGGTTCGGCGTCGATGCCAAAGTCGTTCATGAAGTCCATCACCGCCTGCTGCGACCACGACGCGCCCAGGGCGCGGGGACGCGCCTCGACGTTCTCCGCCCGAAGGTGGATGCCGTACTCGGGAAGCTGAAGCGCCGCCTCGATGTTGAAGACGTACTTGGCGATCACCTGGCCACCAGCCGCAGCCCCGAAGTTGAAGCTCACGTTGCCGGTGATGTAGTCCACCGTGTTGGTGAACCCGCCGCCCGGAGCGCCCACGTCACCGACCAGGAGACCGTTGCGGTTGTCCCGCACGACCTGACTGCCGTCCGTGATCTCGACCGTGCCCGGAATGACGGGCCGATAGTTGAGCGTCACAGCGTAGCCGACGCTGCCAGCGCCACCGACGACCTCATCGTCCACCTTCTCGGACGAGAAGTTCTCCGTGCCCCGGAATCCCTGGAGCGCGTCGAACATGATGGCCCGGTCGGGCAGGTTGCCCTTGGCCCTCTCCGTCACTACATCGAGGTAGTGAATGCGCCCGAGCCGGTTGCTCATGGGCTGGACCGAGATGACGCGGTCCACGATGTCGTCAGCCTGCGCCGACGCGATCAGTGCCAGGCCGTTCTTGACCCAGGCCGGAAGGCTGGCGCGACTCGTCTCCTGGAGCATGCCCTTCCCGTACATGTCCATGGTCTTGTTGACGAAGTTCTCCATGAGGATCGCGCACTTGGTGGTGCGGATGGGGTCGTAGTCCCCCGTGTCCTCCTGGAGCGCCTCCAGCACGTTCATGGGCTTCTCGATGCCCAGGGAGGGCAAGGTGAAGTTCTGGAACCGCCGAACACGATCCGAGTGCTTTCGCACTACGGCTTCCTGAATGGTCATGGCCTGAGACGCCTGGTCCTTGGTGGCAAGCATGTCGTTACTCCTTGCTCCTGTGTTTTGCTTCTTACTTGTTGCCGATGTCGTCTTACTACCGACGACGTTGGCGCCTGCGATGGGCAGCCGTTCGGCTTGCCACGTTGCCACCCCCGATGAGGGCGCTCCCGTTCCCACGCGAACCACTCACGAAGGGT